CATATATAACGGCCCTGTTTTTGACACCATGCTTGCTGAATATGTACTACAGCGTGGCGTAAAGCAGCCTTTGTCTCTTGAGGCTTGTGCAGAACGATATGAGTTAGCAACTAAAAAGCAGGATACCTTGAAGGAGTATTTTACCAAAGGTTATAGCACTCGTGACATACCTTACAATGAATTGTGTGAATATCTTTCTGCTGACTTACATGCAACACAACAGTTGTCAGATAAACTGATGTACCGTCTTAACACTATTCCAGATGCAAAACTTATGAGTACCGTCACTCTAACGAATGAAGTTGCTGTGTGTCTTGCCAGAATATATCAGCGTGGATTTAAAGTTGACATGTCAAAGTTGGATGAAGTTCGTGAGGAGTTTGAAGCAGAGAAACAACAGCTTCAAGAAGAACTACAGCATCATGTACGCAGAGTTATGGGTGACACACCTATCAACTTAAATAGTCCAGAGCAATTGTCTTGGGTTATCTATGGTCGTAAAGTAAAAGATAAAATTGATTGGGCTGCACGTATTGATCCATACATGTCTAACAATGAATTTGACTCATTTATGTCGTCAGGTACAGAACGCTTATATCGTACAGTGGCACAACAATGCACTGACTGTCGTGGCTCTGGATTTATTCGCAAGACAAAGAAGAACGGTGATCCCTTTGCTAATCCAAGTAAGTGCAAGACTTGTGATTCTGCAGGATATATCTTTAATCCTACAAATGTATTAGCAGGGTTTAAGTTTAAACCACCATCACCTAAATGGGCTAGTGCAAATGGTTTTACTACAAGTAAAATAAATCTTGAAATACTTGAAAGTGCAGCGCGAAGTAAGGGCTTGAAAGAAGCAGAAGACTTCCTACATAAAGTGCGTAGGCTCAGTGCTGTTGAAACATACATTTCATCCTTTATAGATGGAATAAAGACATACACAAAAGAAGACGGTATGTTGCATGTACGGCTTTTACAGCATCGCACTGCAACTGGTCGCTTCTCTGGTGCTGATCCTAATATGCAGAACATGCCTCGTGGCGGCACGTTTCCTGTCAAGAAAGTATTTGTGTCACGATTTGAAGGCGGCAAGATTCTTGAGGCTGACTTTGCACAGTTAGAGTTTCGTGCTGCTGCTTATTTATCACAAGATGAGGTAGCAATTGAAGAAGTATCTACTGGATTTGATGTACACGCATACACCGCTGAAGTTATTAGTACGGCTGGTCAGCCTACGAGTAGACAGGATGCAAAAGCGCATACATTCGCGCCGTTATACGGTGCAACTGGATTCGGAAGAAGCAAAGCAGAAGCAGCTTACTACGAACACTTCAACTCAAAGTACACAGGAGTCGCAGCTTGGCATTCCAGATTGGCTAAAGAAGCTTTAGAAACACAAAAGATTACTACACCAAGTGGACGTGAGTTTTCATTTCCTGATGTAGTACGTAATCACAGAGGTAGGGTTTCGCACTTTACCCAGATAAAAAACTATCCGGTGCAATCATTTGCAACTGCTGATATAGTGCCTGTTGCATTATTATACATTGATAGCTTGCTTAGTTACGCGAAGTCATGTATAGTGAATACAGTTCACGACAGTATTGTTATTGATGTGCATCCAGATGAAGAACGCCTTGTACTGCAAGCAATTAAAAAGACAAATGACGAATTGCCTAATTTGATTGCAGGACGATGGGGAATTAATTTTAATGTTCCTTTGCTTTTAGAGGGAAAAATAGGACCGAATTGGCTTGACACGAAAGACATAGCGTGATATAACTATGCCTCATTCACTTAATAAAAGGAGAAAATATACATGACAGAACTTACAACGATTGATACTAACAACTATGCAGCTATGGCAAAAGCAATGGGTATTGCACATGAAGCAGCAGGTAAGGCTAAAAGTAGCTCACTTGCACGTCTTCGCATTAACCATCAACCAGTCATGGGTACTGCAGAAGTAAATGGAAAGAATGTAAACATAGAAGTAATTGAAGGTGGTATGTATAAACTAGAAATACCTGATGGCCCAACTTACTATGCAAATTCTATTAAGATGCGTCCATTTATGCAACGCTTTATGTATAAGCGTTTTATTATGGGTAATGCTAAAACACCTAATCGGTTTATCAAGACAATTATGTCAGATAACCTTAACATTGACCTGAAGGACAATAATGGTGGGTTTAATTGTGGTAAACCTGCAGGATACATTAAAGACTTTCAGGCTTTACCAAAAGAAACACAAGAGTTGCTGAAGCAGATTAAACGTGTGCGAGTTGTTCTTGGAACAGTTGAAATGATCAATCCACTCAATGATAAGGGTGAAATGACAACAATAGAAACAACCCCTTTTATTTGGGAGATTGATAATCGTGATGCCTTTAACAATGTCGGTGAAGCTTTTTCTAAATTAGCTAAACATCAGCGTCTTCCGGTTCAGCATACTATTACTGCTAACACAGATGAACGTAAGATGCCTAATGGGAATAGCTTTTATATTCCTTTAGTATCTCTTGATACGTCTAACACTATCAAGCTTACTCAGGAAGATCAGAATATGTTTGCAGACTTTATGACTTGGGTTGACAATTACAATAATTACATTGTGAACACATGGGCAGAGAAGGCGAACTCAAGATTAGAAGAAGGCGATTCGGACATGGTAGATGAGCTTGTAGACATCGAAATTGAAGAGGTAGCGTAATGAACCATCCTGCTGAAATGGCGTTACATCAGTACATGGAAGATGCTGTAGCAGGCAATACTTCTATGTCTGATGCTACCATAGAACAGGTTGCTAATGACATTGCTGATGCACTGAAACGCCAGTTCGGTAGTGGTAAATCAAGGGGTGACTTTAACATTAGAATGTCTAATGTAGGTCGCCCCACATGTCAGCTTTGGTATGAAAAAAACAAACCAGAAGTTGCTATGCCTATGCCTACAACATTTGTAATGAACATGATGATTGGAGACATTGTTGAAGCTGTCTTCAAAGGGTTACTAACAGAAGCAGGAGTTAAATATGAAGATACGGACAAAGTTACTCTTGACTGTGGTGATACTCACGTTTCTGGCTCTTATGACCTTATCATTAATGACGCAGTTGATGATATTAAATCAGCTTCAGACTGGTCATACAGAAACAAGTTTGATTCCTATGAATCCCTTGCCAGTGGAGATAGTTTTGGATACGTAGCGCAGCTTGCAGGTTATGCAAAAGCACTCAATAAAAAAGCAGGTGGTTGGTGGGTAGTAAACAAAGCCAATGGTAAGTTTAAATATGTACCAGCCACAGGTCTTGACGTAGATAAAGAAGTTGATAACATTAAGAATACGATCAAAACAGTTGACAACAATGAATTTAAACGCTGTTTTGAGCCAGTTCCTGAAACCTTTCGTGGAAAAGCTACAGGAAATACAATACTTAATAAGGGCTGCACGTTTTGCTCTTATAGGTATGATTGTTGGGAGCTTACAGAAAAACCAGCAGTCAAATCACAAGCAAAAAACCCGGCTGTAGTGCCATATGTTACATTAGCAGAGGAGTATATAAATGGATGAACGACTGGAACTTGATGCTTTACTGGATGAGATTAAAAATACAGAACAGCAACTTATCAACTTGCGTAAGGAATATCGTGAGCGAAAAACTGCTGGCCTGCGAGATGCTATTACAGCCCGTAATGAAGCTGATAAAGCTATTCAGGAAGAACTCAAGTCACTTGGTTATAGGAATTATAATTACCGCTATAATTTGCCTGTCATTAATTGGCGTGATATAGCATAAGAGTGGTTGATTCAAAACAATTCAGGGCAGCACGAAAATATGGATATCGTAGTGGGCTAGAACTCAAGGTATCTGACTACCTCAAGGAATTAAATGTTGATTTTCTTTATGAGAAAGTTAAGATTGAGTGGGAAGACCTTGCCTATAGAACATATACACCAGACTTTGTGCTGCCCAATGGGATTATAATTGAGACAAAAGGGCAGTTCACTGCAGCAGATAGACGTAAACATCTAGCTATAAAAAAACAGCATCCTAAATTGGATATTAGGTTTGTGTTTGAAAGTAGCAGACGTAAACTTCGTAAGGGTGCTAAGTCTACATACGGTGAATGGTGTATAAAATATGACTTTAGATACTATGACAGGATTATTCCTGAAGACTGGTTGAAGGAGAAGGGTAAAAACAAGCATCCAAAATTTATTAAGTTTGGCGGCACAAAAGTAAAAAGGAGATAAACATGGACGTAGAAAGAATTTTAAAAGAACTACAAGAAGAGGACTTCCTTATACGTGTAAGGCCATTCGCAAATGATGATGGTAAATGGAGTGGGGAAGTAGACATTTCTATTATGATCCAACCTGAAAATCCATTGGATGAAGATGACTATGTAAATTTAATGCACTTCACTAAGATGATGTGTGCATCTGTACCTGTAATGGAAGAAGTGCCGGAACTTAGAAACATTGTTAATGAATATGTTCTTAATGTACTTGACAACGAGTTAGACATTAGTGTAGAACTAGAGGATTCATACGGAGTAGAAAAAGAGTATGATGGCAATGTTGTTCACATTAATTTTAGTACAAAGACAAGGGGTAACGCATGAGACATGAAGCATTTATGAAAGCTAAAAGCTTAGAGGAAAAAAAGGTGGATATGGTAAATAGCCCACCTCATTATAACACCACAGGAATTGAATGCATTCATGCTATTTCTGCAGCAACAGATGAAGGATTTCAGTATTACTTGCAGGGCAATATACTAAAATATCTTTGGAGATATCGGTACAAAGACAGACCTCTTGAAGATTTAGAAAAAGCCAGATGGTATCTGGATAAGCTGATTGAAGAGGTAATGTCTAGGGATGCGAGTTAAAATTTTTCTTACAATAGATATAGACCCAGAAGATTATCCAATGCCTGCTGATGAAAATGTAGGTGAGGAATTAGAAGATGGTATCCGTGAGTATTTCTATGATATAGAAGGAGCCTCAATTAGAAACATTAAAACAATACAGGAGTAACTAACATGATAAGTAATCAATTACCAACAGACTATCAAAACTTTATTGCTCTTTCCCGATACGCACGATGGAAAGAAGCAGAACAAAGACGCGAAACATGGAGTGAAACTGTGTGCAGATACTTTGACTACATGTCAAACCATCTTTCTGATAAACACAACTATCATCTCGCTGACGAACTCAGAAGTGAATTAGAAGAAGCCGTACTCAATCAAGCTATCATGCCTAGCATGAGGGCGTTGATGACTGCTGGGCCAGCATTAGACCGATGCCACGTAGGTGGATATAACTGCTCATACGTACCTGTGGATAGCCCACGTGCGTTTGATGAAACTATGTATATTCTTATGTGTGGTACAGGTGTTGGTTTTAGCGTTGAACGACACAACATTGAAAAGTTACCTATTGTGAATGAGGATTTTCATAGAACAGATAGCATAATCAAAGTTGGCGATAGTCGTCCGGGATGGGCAAAGTCACTTAAAGAACTTCTTGCTATGTTGTATGCTGGTCAGATTCCATCATGGGATGTGTCAGAAGTACGCCCTGCAGGTGCAAGGCTAAAGACATTTGGTGGACGTGCTTCAGGACCACAGCCGCTTGTTGAACTGTTTGAATTTTGTGTACAAAAGTTTAAGAAAGCAGCAGGTCGCAGACTATACCCAATTGAATGTCACGACATCATGTGTAAGATTGGTGAGGTTGTAGTTGTAGGTGGTGTACGCCGCAGCGCACTCATCAGTCTATCTAATCTTAATGATGACCAGATGGCACATGCTAAGTCAGGTAGCTGGTGGGATAATGAAGGCCAACGTGCTTTGGCAAATAACTCTGTGGCTTACAAAGAAAAACCAGAGATGGGTACATTCATGCGTGAGTGGTTGTCTTTGTACGACAGCAAATCAGGTGAGCGTGGTATCTTCAATCGCCAGTCAGCTAAGAAGCAGGCAGCAAAGAACGGTAGACGTGACACTGACCATGA